GCGGATTGTCTTGAGCACCAATTTGAAGGGCTAGAGTACTGGAAAAAATTTTGTCACACCTTGTGTCAAGAGGAAGAGGTCGATGGGCAAGTTCCGTACAAACACTTGGTAGAAGGAGACCCAATTGACCAATTGTTTTCCAAGATCGGCCCAAGTCAATTAAGCGCAGATCCCTTTTGGGAAACTTCGCTTGAAGACGACGCGTGGACAGTTTTTGCTCGCGGAAAACTGTCTACTTGTATTTCTACTTCTAAGGTCGCGAGACCGGAAGTTGCGAGGGGGAGATGTGAAAGCCCCAGAAAGTTTCAAGACGGAGGAGTCGTACAACTCCGTTTTAGTGGTATTTACCAACGTACAAGGTCTGGGGACAGATTGAGCACCTGTACCCCGCATTTAGACGAGAAATTGCTTACTGAAACCTTATGTAATACTTTGAAATTTTACGACACGTCAGGGTTGCGCGAAAATTCCCATCAGACTATGTCTAATGGAACTGAACGCCGCCCTGGTGAAGTCGATGGTGATTTGGCTTCTATTTTGTCTCGACCCACTCGGGTCTTTACTGACACATGGAAACCTGGCACCAACTTTTACCAAGCTTCCAATATTTGGAAAAGCTTTTTGAACGACGATACGATCGTCGATAAAATAAGCCATTTTGCCCGTTTGCGTGGTAAAATGGTTGTGCGCCTTCTTATCAATGGCAACTCAATGTACTATGGCAAACTTGTCATGCATTATTCGCCATTCGCTCAAGTAGATGACGTGTACACGGTATCTTCGGTGCCTGATCCTGCAGAATGGATACAGATCATGCAGAAACCACACGTGTCTTTTGATGCTACAACGACAACAGGGGCAACCATGGAATTGCCTATGCTTTTGCCTAACGATTGGATTGATCTCACAGATGAAGATATGATCGCGCGTTTGGGTACGCTGTACATACATGATCTGAACACGTTGGAGCACGCCAATGCGGGCACAGATGAATTGACGGTCACGCTAGTGGCGTGGATGGAAGACGTTGAGTTGTATCTACCCACTTCTACATCGGAAATTGTTGAACATTGTAAGGGGGAGCACAAAGGCGGTGATGAATATGAGACTGCGAAGACTAGCCCTTTGTCGATTTCTGGTACCTTAACAACTGTAGCCAACGTGGCGGCGGCTGCATCCTCTTTGCCTCACATTGGAGCGTTTTCAAAGGCGACTGAAATCGTGGCGCGGGCTGGTGCATCAGCCGCTAAGTTGTTTGGATACTCTCGACCTCCTTTACTAGGGGCACCTGAACCGTTCGTTCCTCGCTACCTCAGTTCCCTTGCAAATTGTGATGTGCCTGAAACGGTTCAAAAATTTTCCATGACCGGGCGCCAGGAAGTGTGTGTGGACTCGAGCCCTCTGGGCATTGATACTGGAGATGAGTTGCAGTTGGCCAAATTAGTGGGTAAAGAAGGGTATTTGACCACTTTTACTTGGGATCCATCAAATCTTGTTGACGGCAAGCTGATGGATTTTGGAGTGAACCCTATGTACCATTGCCCCAGCTCTACGAATACGGGTGCATATGCGCTAACTCCGTTGGCTTATTTTAGCCAACCTTTTAGGTATTGGCGAGGATCTATCAAGTACAGGTTTGAGGTTGTTGCTTCGGCATTTCACCGGGGCAGGCTTCGTGTAGTGTGGGATCCTGTACTGTATTCTCTCGATGCACCTTTCAACCAAAATTTTAGTGTTGTCTTGGACATTGCTGAACAGCGCGATTTTACTGTGGTAGTGCCGTATGGCGCTGCTCAACCTTATCTGGAGAACACTAGGGTGCCTGAGGACGGTGTCATCTATGGGTCTATGTACTCGTCAGTGGACGAAACCCAAGATAATGGAAATCTGGCAATCATGGTGCTGAATGAGCTGTCCACAATAAAGAATTCTGCCGACAATGTTGTGTACGTGAACGTGTATGTCAGCGCAGGAGACGATTTCCGCGTTGCCATGCCTTGTGCAGAGAAAATAATGGAGAATCGCTTTGTTTCCACGTCTGAGATTATATCGGAAAGCGGTGCAGATCCTACCTTAGTCTTATCGGATGCACCGATGACTGAAGGAAACGTGGATAGTCGTGTGGATGAGGTTGTGTTTGGGGAAACAGTGGTGAGTTTTAGAACGCTGCTCAAGAGGTACAATCTCAGTTATGGATTTTCTCCAACAATTGACGCTGGTGCAAACTCGCTCAACAGGTACACAGTATCTAGCTTTCCGCCATATCGAGGAGCCGTGGATGGCGCAAGAGATACGTACAATTATGCGTGCCACACTTTGCTCAATCACTTAGCTCCGTGTTTCCTGGGTTATCGTGGAGGAATTCGCCACAAGTTCGTACATATGAGCCCGATTCGCTCTGGTTTATTGGCGGCAAGTCTGGGAAACAGTGGCCCTAGTGGAATTACCTATAACCACGACGTTTATGACATGGGAAACGGAGTAACCTTTGTGTACAACGCGTCGGAGGGAGTTCAAGATAATCCTTGGCGCGGTCTGTCTGGTACAGCACTGACCCCAAGCACCAATCAACCCGTGCTTGAGGTGGAAGTGCCGCATTATACGAGCCGCAAATATGTGCACACGCGAAGTTTTGGCACAGAGACGCTTGTGGCAGAAACAGCGAAAAACGTCTCAAGTCGCGCGCCGTCGATTAACATTTCTATGTTTGCGCCTTCCGTGACTGGTCATTTCCCTGTGCTCGATTTTGTGAGCATTGGGGAGGATTTCAATTTGCTGTATTTTATTTGTACTCCTCTTATTTATCGCGGAGCTTCTCCAGCTCCCACTTAAAAATTTAAAAATATAAAAATAACAGTCCCAGTTGGCAGGGCAATAAAAAGCCAACCTGGTTGTTGTAAGCCGTGCCGAAAGAAGCGGTATCACGACCTGTGTCCCTCCACACAGTCGTTAAAAACAAGTGAGGTAAGGAGATGTCCATCTCCGAGAAACATTAACAAAATGGACGCCAAAAAGAAAAAGAAATTTTCTTTTTTTTTTTTAAATTTTAAAAGCCGGCAATTTATATTGTCTGTCTGGCTATTTTATCGAACCGTGATCGG